CGACAGATTTGATGACATTAGAGCGATTGAAGCACAATACGCTGACATATTTTACTGGACAAAAGAAAACACGATATGAGCAACAAACGAACGGTGATATTAAGCACCAACACTAATCCTGACTACATGAACTATATGCCATACGTAGAACAGGCATGGAACTCGTTAGGGTGGGACACGCTAACTTATGTTATTAACGATGTTGGCAATGAGTACGTAAAGCACAACGACAACGGCACAACGGCTCGTCGTTTATTTATTACATCAGATCGTGACTTCCGAGAAGATACGTACACGCAAACCATAAGGCTGTTAGGTCATTATGATGTTAGTGAGGGCATAGTAATGACTGGCGATATTGATATGATGCCATTGTCAAACTATTGGAATCCTGACACGGATAAGTGGACGGTGTACGGTAGAGACTTAACAGGCTACACGCAGCATCCTATTTGCTACATCGCAGCACCTAAACAAATGTGGCAGGAGTTATTTCCTGAACAAACAACATCCGAGTTATTGCACAAATACGGTAAATTTAGCAAATCACCACATTTTAACGATTACTGGTTCACCGATCAGGTTATTGCTACAGAGCGCATCACGAATTACTTTGCATTGAATAGAGGAATCGATAACGGTTTAGCATTGGGACGTATTGACCGCGCTAACTGGAATAATACTATGCAGCGTGTTGTACAAGTACGCAACGGCATCGACGCGCACATGCCACGACCATTTAACCTATTTGAAACAGAACGCTGCTTACAAATCCTAAACGACAACATCAATGGACTTTCTTAAAGACGTACACGGTTGGAACAATCACCGTCCTTTACTTTGGTGGGCATTACAGCACACAAAACAATCAGCATTTCCAATTCTCGAAATGGGATGCGGTGACGGTAGCACACCGTATTTGCAGGAATACGCTAAAAAGCACAAAAGGCAGTTAATTAGTTACGATTACGATAAAGAATGGGCTGCTAAGTTTGGAGCAACGCACGTGACGGATTGGGACAGTATAGAACACAATCAGTATAGCGTTGTGTTGATCGATCACAGTCCTGGCGAACGCAGACACATCGACATCGCTAAATTAGCAGACAAGGCGCATTATATTGTCATCCACGATAGTGAACCTGCTGCAACTGGTTATATGCTTAACAAAATATGGCATTTATTCCCGTATCGTCGTGACCTAATGACGGACGGAGCATGGGCAACTATTGTCAGTCGTGTTAAAGTTATTCCACCGATTAAAATTAAAGGTTTTGACATCAAATGACCTACGACCTAATCGAACATACAAAGCAAATAAAAGCGTGTACAACGGAAGTGGTGCAGGTGGGATGCGCTAACATTGAATTGCACACTACTTTGGTTAACATTTGTAGACGGCATAAAAAGGTTTTGATAACGTACTACATGAACGAAACGGAGAAACAAACGTCCGACTATCACGGAACGTACCACATACAACGCAAATGGATTAGCGACATTGACCTAAGTAAATACAACTACGTAATAATTAACAAATGATACATCAACTATTCATCAACGCATTAATCGGGGTTTTCTGCTATTGGTTCGCGGAATGTACTTTGATACCTCAACGCATCCTGCTAAAATTAACTGGTAAGATCAGCATTAAACCGTTTACCTGTGGGCTTTGCCTGTCTTGGTGGAGCGCGTTAGTCATTAACATTATGTTGTTTTGTAATTTTACACAGGTAGAATCTATTATTGTTACCGTGCTAATGTCAGGCTTTGCCTCGATGATTAGCGTGTTAACGATGGAGTTCCACAAGAACCTGCAACGATGACTGAACAGACATACAACGCTTTACAACAGCATCGCGAAGCCATTGACCGCTTTATACAAGTTGGTCAGGAAGTTAGCATAGCACCGCGTCAAACGTTACAGGCTGCTTGGTTAGAAATATACGGAGAACTGAAGCCTATGTCATGCTCAAGTTGCATCCGTGAAGCATACGAACGAATACACGAACACTTACTACATTATGAGCGAAACAAAAAAGGTTAGCATAGACAAATTGAAGCCTAACCCAGACAATCCAAGAATTATCAAGGACGATAAATTTAAAAAGTTAGTACAGTCAATTAAAGACTTTCCTGAAATGCTAAAACTACGTCCTATCGTTGTCGACAAAGACATGGTAGTGCTTGGTGGCAATATGCGACTACGTGCGTTGAAAGATGCAGGAGTTAAGGATGTGGAAGTTATCATAGCAGACAATCTAACTGACGATCAAAAGCGCGAGTTTATCATCAAAGACAATGTTGGCTTCGGTGAATGGAATTGGGAAACATTAGCAAACGAATGGGATGCAGAGCAGTTGGGTGAGTGGGGGTTGGATTTGCCAAATGATATGGAGATTAATTTGGAGGCAGAGGAAGATGATTACGAGATGCCAAAAGAAGTGAGTACTGATATTGTATTGGGCGATCTATTTGAGATAGGGGAGCATAGGTTGCTTTGTGGAGATAGTACAGATAGCGACCAAGTTGCAAAGCTAATGAATGGACAAAAGGCAGATATGGTATTTACAGACCCTCCTTATAATGTAGCTTATGAAGGTGGAAGTAAAAAAAGAGATGCTATTGCCAATGATAAAATAGATGACTTTTATAAATTTCTTTATGATGTTTATACTAATTGTTTTTTATTTATGAATGAGGGTAGTCCAATTTATGTTGCACATAGTGAATTAGAAAGGGCAAATTTTATTTCTGCTTTTGTTGATGCTGGGTTTAAATATTCAAGTATTATAGTTTGGGTTAAAAACAATAGTACATTTTCAATGAATAAAGACTATAAATGGAAGCACGAACCTATAATATATGGTTGGAAACAAGGTAAAGAAAGAGTATGGGAAGGAGATAATAAACAAGATACTGTATGGAATATTGATAGACCATCAAGAAGTGAAGAACATCCTACAATGAAACCTATTGAATTATGTGAAAAGGCTATTAAAAATAGTTCTATTGAAAATTCATTAATATTTGAACCATTTACAGGTTCTGGTTCAACTATGGTAGCAGCACATCAACTTAGACGCAAATGTTATGGCATGGAATTAGACCCAAAGTATTGTCAAGTGATTATTGACCGAATGAGGAAATTAGACCCAACTTTGGTTATTAAAAAGAACGGGGAGGTGATTTAATATGACGGACAGCATCGGACATAAAAAAAGAGCAATGTTGGAGGCTTTGGAGAAGTCTTTGGGCGTTGTGACAACGGCTTGTAAACAGGCGCAAATATCACGTGATACACATTACCGATGGTTAAAGGAAGATAAAGATTACCGCGTTAAATGCAAGGATATGGAGAACGTAGCTTTGGACTTTGCCGAATCACAACTGCATAAGCAGATCATGAAGGGCAACCCGTTATCGACTATATTCTTTTTGAAGTGCAAAGGCAAGAAGCGCGGTTATATCGAGCAGCAAGATATCAAGGTAACAGGTAACATGACATTCAGAGCAGACTTTGGCGAAGGCAATCCTATACACACCGCATCAGAATCAGAAGGTAATTCATAGCGCGATTAACAACGGGCATGAGAAGTATTACATTCTAAATATTGGTCGACAGTTCGGCAAGACATTACTTGCTTCGAACCAGTTGATGTATTGGGCATTGAACCAAAAGAACGCTAAATGTGCTTGGGTATCGCCAGTGTATAAACAATCCAAGAAAGTATTTGACGAGGTGCATAAGGCGTTTAGAAAGCGTCCTGAAATATATCGCAACGTAAACCGATCAGAGTTGATCTTGGAATATATCACAGGCAGCACTATTCAATTTTTCAGCGCGGAACGGTACGACAACATTCGAGGCTTTACGTTCGACTACCTTGTATGCGATGAGTTCGCATTTATGGACGAGGCTGCATGGACGGAGGTGCTACGTGCAACGGTGTTAGTGAAGGGTAAAAAGGTGTTGTTAATCAGTACGCCAAAGGGGAAGAATCATTTTTACAACCTGTTTAACTTAGACGGAGTAAACGAGCAGTACAAGTCGTTCCGTATGAGTTCGTATGACAACCCATTGATTAACCCATCAGAAATAGACGATGCGCGGTTGACATTACCTGATCATGTATTCAGGCAGGAATACTTAGCGGAGTTTATTGACGGTGGAGCAGGGATATTTAGCCCAAAATACAAAGAAGCATTTGGCGGTGTTAAGTTTTACGGAGGTGTCGATTTAGGACGTGCAGACGATTATTCTGTATTGTCTATCTTTAACGAGAAAGGTGAACAGGTGTATTTGAACCGATGGAGGCATGACACATGGTCGAACATAACACGGCAAATATCCGAGCAAATAAACAGATTTAATGCTACGGTCAACGTTGAGGTAAACAGTATAGGTGATGCGCTAATAGATCAGATAAAATCACAATGCAAGAATCCGTATAACGTGCAGCCGTTTGTAACATCAGCCAAGAGTAAGAATGACATTATAGAATCTTTGGCGGTAGCAACACAAACCGATGCGGTAACGTTTTTACCTATCGACTGGCTACAAAAAGAGTTCGACGTGTTTAGTTTTGATTACAACGCCAAAAGCAGAACAATAAAATACGGTGCGCCTTACGGTTTCCATGATGACGGAATAATGGCAACAGCAATGGCACACGCAGCATTAAAAGAAGGTAAAGGAGCTAACTTCGCAATACGTTTTTAATATGAAATACAGAAATTTAACAGCAGGAAACATCGGTGAGTTCATGCGATTGTCGCAGGAGCAAGTATTAGACATCGACCTATTGGATAGGGATATCAAGTTGCTATCTATGTGGTATGGTAAGCCTACCGACTACTTCGACAGTATGAACTTCGCGGAAATTAACGAACACCGCAAAGAGTTGTATAAACTGCTTACAGAATATCCAAACAGTCGCTACGAGCCTGTATTTAAGGTCAAAGGTTACAAGTTTGTATGTTTACCAAACATCAACACGATAAAGGTTAAGCATGAGCGGTCATTGCAGATATTAAACCTGAACGACAGCAACCTGTACGACCTACTTCCGTACATCGTGGCTATATTCAGCGATCAGAAACGCCAATGGTTCAAAAAGCAGCTAACGTTTGACGAGCGTGTCAAATTATTCAAAGATCACCTACCTGCGGACATCGCCATCGGTATCGCACTTTTTTTTTGCGCGGCATCAAAAGCCATCGAGCCTCACGTCCTAACCTATTTGGAAAGCCTAAGCGATCAACTAATGAAGGAAGCGGAAGCGGTCATCAAAGCGTCGGAGACAGATGGGGAATAGCCTACACGATCTATAACATGACTAACGGGGATTTGACCAAAGAAGAGCAATACTTTGAGTTGACCTTGAATGAGTGGTATAATCGACTGGCGTTGATTAAAGATGTTCAGGACGAACACGCTGAACGCATGGAGCGTCTAAAACACGAGATGCAAAGTAAACGATAACCCGTTTTGTAATTTTACGGACATGGCTTCCGATTATGAGGACTTTGTACAGGATGAGATCACCGAATGGGCGCAAAATG